AGAGCAATTTGGCTCCAGGAACTTCACCAAGGACAACAGAGATCGGATAGCTCTTCTGCAATACCATTTTAAGGAGAGAGTCAAAGAGATAGGAAACTGTAGGAAGCCTATAGAGTCTAGTGTTAAACTTAAAGAGAGTTTCTGTAGTTCCTAGGCATATGGCATCGAATACTAACTTTTCTTGTAGATTGAGACATGATAAGATGATAGAAAGGCTAATGAGTCTCTTAAGGCCAAACTTTTGAAGGACAGTCTCTATTGGAATATTAGCCTTTGTGTATCCGGATAAGAGTGCATCAAAGGCTATTGATTTGGGGATATGCAAAGTAGTAAGTACTGCATCAATAGGATGAGTGGTTTCTTTCTGCTTTTGTGCTATTAGGTCTAGAAGATAGCTCTTTGGAATATTCGCTTTTCTTGCGATGAGATCGAAGACGTAATCAACATGGATATACGGAGCTGATATGAATATATCGAATGGAAGGTTCCTTTCTTCAGCAGCCTTTATCAGAAGCGAAATAAGCAACTTTCTAGTTTCTTCCTTCTCTAGGAGAGCATCCAGATTAACATCTATTTTCTTGCTAATTCTCAGGAGAGTGTCGAAGAGGAAGGGTAACTCAACATTGCTGGCATGTAGAAGAGTATCGATAATAGAATCCAAGCTATTTGATTTAAGGCAAATGGCATCTATGCTCATGGCCTTCATTCTAGTTTTAGTCAGGAGTACATCATATGTAAAGGTTCGTAGATTATTCGATAGTCGTAAGATAATATCAAAGACAAGTTTCTTACCGACAGTTGGCACTGTAAGAAGTGTATCAATAGCCATGAACACAGAGGATGTTCCTCTAAGTACAGAATCAAACTTCGCTTTGATCTCAGCATATTTCTCTCTTAGTAGAGTATCGAATTGAATATCCCTCTCTGCTATCGCTCTGCATATCGTATCGAATAACATATCCGCTTCTATGTCCTCCTTCTTTATGATAGTATCGAACACCTCCTTAGTCAAGAAAGTGCTGAGTAATAAAGTATTTAGACTCATATTGCTGGCGATGGTTGTCTCAAGGATAGCATCGAAGAGAGCATCAATTGAGATATTAAATTTCTCTGCAATTGCATTGAAAGAATATGCCTTCCCTGCCTTATACCGAAGAGCTGCGTCAAACACCAATTCTCGTGGAACATTTGCCTTGGAAGCAAGCATATTTATAGTGAAGTCAGTCTCAAGTAATGCCTTGAGTAAGCTATCATAAACATGACTACGCTCAAGGTTATACTTCTCAACTATAGCATCAAGAAGGTGTTTAAGCTCTTCTGAAGAGGCGAATACCGCATTTATCGGAACATCAGCCTGCACTAATGAGGAGATGACAGCATCTATAGCATGTTCTCGATCAATATTAAACCTCTTAATGAGAATGTCAATGAACTGAGATATGGTAGGAGATTTCTGCAGAATAATATCAGCAAGCACATCCTTCGAAATATTAAGCTTAGTTGCGATAGCATCAAGATATGTCGACTTGGATAGCATAGCAGAAATTAATGCATCATACTCATGTGATCTAGCTGGAGAAGCTTCGAGTATTGAGTCTATTAGCATCGAAGCAATAAATGGCTTTGACAGCAGAGTGGTCAGGATGTAATCTTTAAGACCAGTGCCAGCAAGGACTGTATTAAGCTTATAATCAGATGCAATTTTGAGAGCGGTCATAATCACGTCTAGATCATGGGATTTTGAAAGATAGGATCTAAGAATAGCATCGAATCCTAGAGATTGTTCGGTTGTAATCTGAAGCGTGGTGTCTAATACTTGGCTTATAGGAATATTCCTCCGTTCAGAAATAGAATTTAGGACGTAGCCGAGAGAATATTGACCTTCTGTTATGACATCTACGAGATATTGCCTTTCTATTCCCAAACGCTCTGCTATTACATCAGCTATATGCGATTTAGAGACTATCTTTTTCAGGATCGTATCTGAATCAAAATCCTTTCCAAACGTTTTCTCGAGGATGACATCTATCAATGCATCTGCAAGCTCTGTCTTCTTCGCGATTAGGTCAAGCATATAAGACTTAGCCTTCTGAAGTTGTAAACTCACATCAAATTTATAGCTTTCGATTTCATTCAGTGCTTTGAGGATTGCATCTACATCGACTTGTCGTTTATTAGATGCTTTTAGTATTGCATCAGCTAGTATATCGACCTTATTGACCTTTGAAAGTAAAGCATCAATTAGATGCGGATTAGTCCTCATTGCTTGGAGTATGGAATCGAACAGAAAATCATATCTAGTTGTAGCTGAGATGATAGTATTAAGTGACAGCTTCCTCTCACCTAAGGCTTCTAATATGGAGTCTAAAACCATTTCTCTTGATTCCTTTGACTGCAGGAGTAAGTCAATATTAAATGGCTTAGTTAAATTCGTCTTAGAGATGATGATATCGACAACTGCATCCTTCAAACCCATTTTCTCTAGGATAGTATCAGCGGTTATATCAAGCTCCTTACGTGCTTTGAGAATGACATCAAGTATAATATCTTTCGAAAGATTAAGTCTTTCAAGCAGTAGATCAAGAGGATAATCGAGAGATGAACTAGTCTGAAGAATAGTATCTGCAAGGAGAGATGCGGGAATGTTAGTTTTTTCAGATATTACATCGAAGAGAATATTCGAAGAGACAACAGTCTTCAGGATCGAATCTAGCTTATAGGAAAGTGGTATTTCTTTGGATAAGAGAACATCAGCTGGATATTCACGCTCTCCAAGGAGCGAGACCAAGGTGTCAAAAGTATAGGCTAATGACTTGGTTATTGCTCCGATAGAGATGACTCGCGTTCCATCTTCTAGTATTCCATCTATCTTGAATTTACCCCACTCTGAGAGTAGGGAATTAAAGGCAATTATTGAGCCGTATTCGGTTATATCAGTCATATAAATCGAGAGGTCTTATCTTCCATTTTGTAGGCACTGTGTTTCTTCTCACATAAGGATGATGAGTCGTATATGCAGCAGTGCTAATACTATTCTGATTTGTAACATCTCCAAGCTCAAGACGATATAATTTATAAGTTGGAGATGGTGCCCAAGGAGAAAGATCAATAACATCGAGATAACCTTCTGCTTTGCCTGTACCAGTTGAACATCTATGAACGGGAACAAAGGGATTATCAGAATGATATGGTGAGGAGCCTTGAGTAGCTGTTGGTCCTTTCGTCACTTCAATAACATTGCATTCCCATAAGCAGATGTATTTACCAAATAGTCCAACTCTCGTTGGTTGTACTTGTCGTAATTGATAATCCCAGTTAAAGCCCGAGACTGATGCCCACATTTTAATTGCAAGTGTATCACCAGCGGAAACATCGTAATAACAGCATTCGAATGACCAATAATAGTTATTAGCTACGTATCTGTTTCTTGAGTAGAGCTCACTTCCGTTTTTTAGCATCTTGTGATAAACATAACCGTTTGAGCCAGAACTATTCTTTCCACTTGTGACCACAAGTACGATATATTGCACACTCTCAGGTTCAATATTAAATTCTGGTAAATCAGACGAGGATATTGTAAAGCTAATTTGTGGTGTTGCAGGCTCTGAAGTTGGCAGAGCTTCTGGCTTATCCTTATATTCTTCATAAGGATCTTGAAGGGTTATTTCTAACACCCTACGGCTCCTAATTATTGGAGGGATGACTGTCATTCAACCACCAATATATCTTCAAGATCAGCATCTCGATGAATCTCTCTTATGGATTGCAGAACATCATCTTTTTTATCGATGTAACTATCTGGAAGGAGTATTGAGAGTTTATTTTCAATGTATGAATAGCCTACCCCCAAATTGTCAGAGATCTTTGATGAGACATCCTGATGGATCTTTTCGAGAGTTGTATCATTCGAATAATAGACATTGCTAAAAATCATCTCTATCATTTCCCATCACTATTTCGTTTGGATACCATCATAGCCTATAAGTCTTGCATTGCTTGTGTCTTTGTTATGGACCTTGAGATAAACTGAATTGGTAACATGGAAGGCATATTTTGCATACACGCCAGCTCCAGAATCACTATCAAACACTAGATTATTTGTTCCATCAGTAAGCACCAGTTCAATATCATACTCATGATAGATATTGTGGATGACCCACTCTTCATTGGATGGTGGTTGGATTGTTAAATACCCGTTAGCAGAAACTGAACTGATATTACTCTTTACGTCTCCTACAGCCATTTAATTACTCATATTTTACAGTAACATCCCCATTCTCAGACACGTACAAGATTGTCTTGTAATTTCTATCGTTGATCGTCTCTTGATACCCAACAGCGTAGAGCCTCCATCTTCGCTCTCGGCTATACTGAACAGTTGTCACTCTCACTCGCTTCAGATGTCCTCCACACTTAGGACAGTGTCCTGGGCCTCCTTTCTCAGGCGGAGTATTTTCAGTATCTTCGAATCGTTCAAATTTTTCTCCACAATCCTTACATACAAAATAGTCATGAGCACCACAATAGGGACAAATTGGAGAGGGATACTTAGTGTTGTCAAAGATTTTTGTGTCCTGATTTACTGCAAATTCATTACCGCAGGATTGACAGATACGATACTCTTCATTTGCAATGAAATTTCTGGTGAACAGGATAAATCTTTTCTTGTCCGTGATTTCAACCTCTACCTTTGGCAGAAATGGATTTGATACAGCTGGTATGCCCCTCTTATTCAGTTCTTCTGCAGCTAGTGGAGAGAGAGGATACCATCCAACTTTTACTAATTTGGATTGGTCAATATCCGTTATCTTATTTGCATGATAGTCATTAGGATCATACTGAGGAAGACAAGTACCATCATTATAGTGTGCAATCCAAAAATAACAAATAGGGTGAGGCTGGGATGCCATATCACCACCCATTGTATTGGGCATTGGTTTTCATTTTACAGAAACATAAGAACATAATTACGCCTCGTCGTATACGAAGGTAGCTGTCCTATCGGGCTTCAGGCCCTGAGTTGCACCAGGTCCAACCAATACTTGTGTGACTACTAAATAGGATTTTCCAGTCTCTCCAGCACCAACGACTTGACCAGACTGTACCATCAGGGCATTGTCAAGTGAATCAAAGTTTGTAATGCTCATCTTTTTACCTGCAGTTGTTGAATAATAGCTATGAGTTGTTTCTATGGGATCACCACTCTGACCAACCGTACCAGTAGCTTGATCATAGTTTGATATTGGACAGCCCTGAGAAAGAGTCCTGCAGTCTTCAACAGTTGAGGAAGATACCCCAACTATGAGATCTCCACCTGTTCCTAATGACCAATCTGCATTTGGTGAGGTTGTCCAAGTCTGGTAGTATCTGACGTTCTTAATGTAGGTGTCCGGTCCAGAAGTTATGTCTAAGCAATGGCTCTTCCAGAAGCTCCTGTTAATGCCAGAGTCTGGTATTGGTATCGGGTATGCAGTGCTATCAGAATCTGCTAGATCTGCAGTGTAGTATCTAGATGGATTGCTCTCATCTTTGAGTGTGTACGTTGGAGAAGCCTCCGGGCCTGTTACCTCTTTTATTACTACAGTCGCTACCATTCTTTTAGTTTCTACCTATATGACACATCAAACATCCCAAGCGTTTGATTTATCAAGCCTGAAATAATACTTCGCTGATTTAGCCCTAAGCATAGCTAAGGCCATTTCACGATAAATCGCATAAGCGTTATAGGCTTCCTTTCCGTATCGATCAGATATTCTATAGGAATAATCGCCTAGCTTTTCAGACAATATGACATTGTATTTCTTTGAGATAGATGGATTTTGTACAATCTGAGATACAACTAGCAGGAGTGCTGGGATCTTAGCATCCTCCCGAGATGGCATAGTTCCATTGAAATAAGCATCGGCTATGAACCTCTCTATTGTTTCTATCTTAAGTAGTAATTCTGCTTTGGAGATGTCATCATAGGAAAGGGGTGGTGAGAAGAAATTTCTTACTTCATGCTCTTTAACTAATTTAGGCTCGTAATCAGTCATAGCTAATCTCCTATTTCAGGCCTAGCTTCACGCAGATCAACATATTTAGGACTCCTAACTGCATAATTAGTGATATAATGCTCAGTCGAAATAGTATATGTCCAAGGATTTGTCTTACCTCCACCCAGCGGGAATGTGATCTCTAAATCTTCTCTCTGATCCTCGCTAATAAGATTTCTATCCATGAGTCCTGCTCTTCTTAGCTCCTCAGATGTTTCTCGCATCCACAATTCTTTCCCGTTTCCAGTATGCATATAACTCAAATATAGTTGGAGAGGAGAGGGAAACATGAAAACATAAATAGAGGAGGAGTTGGCGATATTGGAGGAGGATTACTTCGAGAGTATCCTCACTCCAGCATCGTCATGCAGTATGCCAACTCCAAACCTCATCTTAGCGATTATGCCCTCCAAGTCTCTTATTGGATCCTCGTATCTCGTGACTGTTATGTCGTCTCTCATCACTATAACTGCAGTGTTGTTGCTGTCGAGCACTAAGCCATAGTAGTGATTGTCAGCATCAGTTCCATCCCAGTATACTCCGCTCTCATCGCTTGGCGTCACGCTCAGGGTGTATGGCTTCAAGCCAAGCAGTCTCGGAATGGTGCCCTCTCTGAGCGGTGCTTCAGTTCCTGCATATGCTACGTAAGCCAGATTGCTGTCCTGGAGTAAGTAGCCCTCAGCTGCTGGGTGGGTTATAAGTACATCAGGCATCCAGTTCTTTTCTTTGACCTTGGATATAGCCTCAGCGATATCGGTTACAGCGATGTGAGTTCCTGCTGGATCGATTGCTGTTATGCCATCCATCTCTGTCAAGAGCTTCTCCAAGACTACTCTGTTCAGTGTGTTTTCGAGTCTAAGACCTGCCTTCTTTATCTCATGCTCGATTATATTGAATAGGCAGTCATCAATCATCTCTTTTGTTATCAACGGTCTGGTTGCATATTTCTTAACCTCTACGTCTACCTTGCTGTAGCCCTCCTGATCTACTGGCACTGCACTACCCTCTGGGACTTCCTTAGCATAAGCACCCGGAGATCCTACTACGAATCTTACACTGTAGCTCTTCGTCTTCTGAACTGGAAAGACGTTCCTTACACACTTGGCAGGCTCAGCACCCTCATAGACTTTCTTGATTACCTCTTCCTGCAGCAGAGTTGTCTCGCTTATGTCCTCTGCTTGCAGGAGCATTTTCACTGCCTTCTCTCCAACAGTTTTCTTGAAGGCCTCTGAATTCAGCATTCTCTTTCTCTCAGAGTTACCTGCAAATGCGTATTCTAGAAGTTTAACAAATCTACTTGCCATATCAACCTACAAATTTAGCCAACATAACACATGTTAAAACAGAGAAACATGAAGAAGGACTAGATCAGAAGTACCTTTCCAGTTCCTGGTAAGCTGGAAGGTGCCTCAAGCAATATTGCCATCACTCTGCCAGTACCATTGACGTCTAGCCATCCCTTGTTGTACTTGAGCAAGGCACCAACTGTATCAGATCCAGATCCGGATATTCTAGCTTTCACGATGTTGCCAGGACCCCAGACCATCACCTTTTCGCCATCGCTTGCATCATAGGCTGCTATTCCAATGCCGTTTGCAGATGAAGAAGCCGGAACGTAGACCTTCATATCATCAGTAGGTACGACTGCCTGTCCGGCTTTTATTGTGCCGCTAGCTGTAAAAGGCAGCATGGAGCCTTCAGGCACTATTTCAATCGGTTGGGTTGGACTCGTAAACGCCATATCCCTTTAGTCGTATTTAGCGAAATATGGAACAGACATAATTATACGAGAAAGACATCTACTCGACATTTAGCGTGATTTCATCTCCTTTTATTATCACACCTTCATCAGGAGCCTCTTCATCTTCTGATTCATTTGCGATAACAGTCTCAGGAGGCTTAGGCTCTTCCGATTCCTTCTCTTCTTCCTCGGCCTTTTGTGTCATTTTGATTTTCTCCTCAAGAGCCTTTATAGCATCATCCTTAGCTTTCGCTGCAAGCTCGAGTTCCTCTTTCGCTTTCTTTATTTCCTGAAGCTCCTCATAAATCGAGTCTATTGCGTTTACAACGACCTCATGCCATTCAGCCTTTGCTGGATAGGGATATTTCGTTGGGTATGGATATCTCGAGGGATAAGGATAGTTTGTCGGCATTGGGTATGGATAAGGATATCCTCCTCTCAAGTTCTTGACCATGTCCAGAATAACTTGTAATTTCGCCTTTTCGTCATCATCCTTCTCTTCTTCTATGAGTTTGTTGAGGGCATCTATTATAGCACCGACAAGCCCGCCAGCCTTCTCAGTCTCTTCAGACGGCTCTTCCTCTTCCTCTGCAGCCTCTTTCTCTTCCTCATCTTCATCTTCGTCTTCTGGCTCTTCACACTTCTCTTCTTCTACTTCTCCCTCTTCCTCGTCTTTATTTGCTAATTCACTTATGACCTTCTCAAGAGCCTCTAGCCTCCTTTCTAATGCCTCAAGCTTCATATCAACGTCATTTTCCTCTGTCTTGGCTTCTGTCTCTACTGGCTCCTCGCAGATGCAGTTCTCATCGTCTCCCATATTCTCCACCTCATTTGAGGACATATCATCACATTTCGATAAAATTATGAAGCCTGATTTCTCATTGACTGGGTTTCTACACACAGAAACTTCGAAGATGTTGATTTTATCAATTACATTCCAGCATTGCTTCTCATCGCATTCCTGATGTGACTTAATTATCTCACCTGCAATAGAAAAGCCATTATACTCGCCAGCTAATATCTTTTCCCAAACTTTATTAGCAATTTCAAGATCATCTCTTATCTCTGCAACTATGAATAGACCCCTATCGTCAACATGAGTCTTAATGCCATTATATTCTGGAATGATCTTACCGATCTGAATGTTATTGTGAGTCAGCATAATATTAGCATAGGCAGGATCAGATAATAGTGTCTTGATGCCCTCTTTAAGCACGGAGACTGGAATGATATCACCGGATTTATCTATTTCGGCTATAGATGCATATCCGGCAATAATTCGCTTACTAGCCTTTTCAAGGATTTTGAATGAGCCGAATAGATGCATTGGCTCGACTTCACCCATCTGAACGATCTCGGGATTCTGAATTGGCATCATAGTGTCCTCGTATATTGGAACATACGGTGTAAATGGCCCAGCATTTGTGTAGTGAATATGAACATAATTTCCAACCTCATCATATGGAACGTTGAGGATATCAGCAAACATTCGATAAATTCGGAAGTCAAAGGCCATACGCTGCTCAGGACTCCAATCTTCTCCTCTGACTACTATATCTATATCATTATCTGATTCACCATGAACGGCAAGAGAACCAACTATAAAAGCAACAGGCTTCCTAACACTGAATGGTTTTAGTTTTGGAAGTATGTCAGAGAGCTTAATCTTTTTAGACTTATCTCCACGACCTGAGGGTGGGATAGGGGCATATTCTAATTCCCCTTTACGAGTCTCATTCTTTATAAACTCTAGTGAAAGATCCATACCTTTACAAGTAATGAGAAAACACCCAACATGATGGAGAGGAGCATGCTCGAGGTAACCCACCAATAAAGCTTGAATTTCGTCTCCAGCTCTATGACTCGATCTTCAATTTTCCGAACACGATCGCTCAATTTATCTTCGTCTCCCTTTCTTGCCTTATTTATCTTCTCTATTCGATCCGAGAGTTCATCATCAGATTTAGCGAGCTGCTCAAGAGTAGCAATTACCTTACCACAAAACTCTCCGAATTTTTCCTCATCTATACTCATCAACTATCCACTTATTTCTTAAAGATTTCTTTAACGAGAAGCCTAAGCTCCTCGATACGCTTTTCGACTCCATTCATAGTTCCACCAGCATCATCAAACCAAACATTCAACATCCAAGCTTTTTCTTGTATTTCTTCATCGACTCTTCTCTGTAGGCTTCTCGTCCGAACTTTTCCAATTTTTCTGCTTTGATTGGCCAATAATGACCGGTATCAGCATGAAGAATAGGATCCATTGGGTAGGGATCATCGTATGCCTTCCAAACCCACCATCGTTTTGCATTGCCAGCTTTAAAGCATCGAATAATAAATCGCCCATTGAACAGCTCCTTGTTTCTCTCCGGCATATCATCAGATGGATACAAGAAGTATTCATGGAGGTCTTCCCGCTGTACACCCGCCTTTACCTTTCCAATCCATATTGCACACATGTAAGCGTCTTTGTAGGGAGTAGCACCCACATCACCAGCTTCTATTATGTATGATTTGTCGAAGAGGACGTATTTCTCGATGAGTTTTGCATCTTCTGGGCCTATTATGAGCTCTTTGTCCTTTGCTTTGACTTCCTCAGATGGTTCCTCTGCGGAGGGCTTAACTATCGCTAGGCCCTTTGATGCATTGCCCGTCTTGGGATCTCTCCTGCCTATGATAGTGTCAAAATAATCTGGAATAGCATCTTGCGTGATGACCCACTGAACGAATGCATTCTTGAATTTCATTCTAAGATCAACATGAATGGAATGGCCTTCGATCAATTTAGCGAAGGAGAGTTTGCCGTCAAGATATTTCTTCGTATCATCTGGATCCAGTCCACGAATATGCATCTGTGCCCATGCAATTCCTTCATCGTAATCGACATACAGGATCTTTGGAAGTGGCTTTAATTCCTCTCGGATTTCTTTATAGATTTCCTCTGGTATTCGCTTTTCCTCCACCCATTCACATACCTGATCCTTGGTGATTTTCTTTGCCTTAGAGGTCTCCGGCACTTCCCTTATATGTCGCAATTCATCTATCGGAATTCGTTCTGGCTCAAGTTGTGAAAGTTTATCGATTGTTTCTAAGGAATCAGTCACATTCTTCTCGGGAATTGGCTCAAGAACTCTGCCAATGTAGAACGAATATCTGGGATATTCAGGGAATTTGGGATTATCGAATTTCAATACTTCCTCAGCAGCGATACGTAGAATATCACCAACCTTAACTGGGCTTAGCTCTTTAGCGTTATCAGACTTACCCATCTTTGTAATGAAGATAGCATCCTTGTCATTGAGATAATCCTTGGCGTCTTTGCCTTCTGCTACTATTTTGCCATTCTTATAGACGAAGACTTTGCCATACCAATCCTTGGTTCCGACATTCAAATAAGCCTCAGCATAGCTTTTCGGAGTATCATAACCGAGAATGTAGTTATAGACATCTTTTGTACCCTTCACAAGCTTCTTAGAAATAACTCTCAAATCGAGTTCATGATAGAATTTGACTTTCATCCATCCATGATTCTGAGGATATTCATATGGCCAATCGAGACGTTTAATCATTATGCCTTCAGCACAATACTTAGGTCTTCCATTCTTTGCATCGCGTATAAAATCTGCGATTTTCTTAATCTTGTCGATATCAGAGCCATTGATTATGAAGGCATCAGCCTTATCAGGGAATTTCTTCGATACATCCTCAACCCAAATATGATCTGTTGATTTTATTCTGCTAAGATATTCGAGTCGCTCATGCAGTGGCATATCTCGCAGATCTTGTCCTTCATAGAAAAGAATGTCGAAGGCGAAGATAACTGCATAGTCCTCAAGTTCTTTTCCAGACATCTTAGAATTGAGAATAGCGTTTGCCACTGTCCTATGTAGCATCTCATGTTTCTTCGGATGCATAGCAAGGAATTCACAATCCAGAACTGTGTTATCTGGTAAATTCTTTTCAATCTCTTCAATTATCCCAGGAATTCTCTTTGTGATATTAGGACTCTTTTTCTTGAGCCCTTCAGGATCAACAAATGCAAAGCCCTTGCCATTTGCCTTCCCCACTGTCATTCTAAGACCATCCCATTTAGTGTCAATCAGAAGTTTCTGCTCTGTCCATTTTATAGATTTGAGCTCATCTTCTAGCTCTTGGAAATAACCTCGATAATACGGCTTGGCTTTTGAATAATAACCTGGCTTGATCGTCGCCTTCTTTATCAATCCAGATCGTTTCTTATCCCATTCCTTTGCCTCATTAATGTCTTTTGGCGGTTTGGATTTCATATATTTCTTAGCTTCCTCGTAGCATTTCCAGTAGGATGACTTTTTCGCCTTCTTAGGATCTTTGCCATAATATTCCTTGTAGAGTTTTTCATTAGTTGGAGGTATTATCGGAAAATAAATAGAGCGAAGGGTATCAACTATCCTGGCAAAATATTGAAGCACATCCTTCAGAGTCCAGTCTCCCCATTTCTTCCCGGACTTTAATCGCGGATAAGCCGAATTACCGAGATATCGTAAATCCGCTATAAGTTCCCTCCATCGCTCACGAGGATGCTTAAGATCATAATCAACACCTTCGGATCTAAACTGATCAAGATGGAGTTTCTCGGTGACGTAGTATTGCTCTATATCCTTAACAAACGTCTGAATACCTTGTGGAAGATTAACTTTGCGAGGTTTTTCGACGGCTTTGAATTCCTTTATCCTATAGCCATAGAGAGGAAAACTCCAATTCCATGACTTAAACTCATCAGGCGTAATGAGATGTTCACGACATAACAAGAGAAATTCCTTCTTAGTTTTTATCTCAATTGGTTCCTCAAGGAGGACTTCACCATATGCATAGTCAGCGTCACAAATAATATAAGGTTTGTTTGCGATTTTGAACTTACGAGACTTGACAATCATTGACTTAAGGCCATCATAGATTAATTTGGCATGAGGTTTGACCAAATAGAGGCCATCCATCTTTTCAATCATCTTAACCTTAATTTCAAGCTCATCACCATCACTAAGGAATTCACCATTCCAGGGCTTGAGCTCTTCAAGAATTTTTTCTTTATGCTTTAAAAGTGAAGTCCTATAATTCGTGATATAAATTTTCTTTGGGTTGAGCTCTTTGGCTAATTCGACTAGATCTTTGAAAGTTGCTTTATGATCATTAGATTTTGGCTTATCATACTCACCAACACCTATTATCCACGTTGTTCCCTTCATTAATTCCTTTTCACGCTTACCGAGTCTAATGAATTCAGGAACAATGACAACCGCATCTTTACCGGTTCCAACCTTGAACGCAACTGCAGGCTTACCAACCATTTCTGGTATTGCAATTAGTTTAATGCTCTTTCCACCTAATTTAAGAGGTCTTTCTGTCTTTTTCCAATTAGCCTTTGGAAGCAGAAGACGCATATGACTAATAACTGCTCTCGTTGAATAAATAGGAGTATCGGGAAATTTCTCCAGATAGTTCGGAAGATATTTCCAGTGATCATTATCAGGAGATGATAGCAGGATAAAGTCAACTGGTTCAGTGTACTTAACAGCTGGGTCAATCCATACCTTCTTGCCTCTATGTTCAAGGATAAGAGAGAAATGCTTTTTGCCTTTTAGGCCGTAAGAGGCCCAGCTGCCAAGGGAGATTATTTTCATCTTTTTCTCACCCTAAGGTCTGGCAGCTTATTAGGATCGTGAGTCCAGTGCTGAACATAAGCATGGAAATGATCAGGCTCTATTCTGCGATCTATTTTCAGATAAATACCTTGACCGAACAAACGCCTTGCATGATAGAGCATATAGCCCCATCGGGTCTTATCAACATCAGGGATATGCTCTGACGCGACCACAACTGGCCGATGTCTTATCGGGCAGTCAATAATAATAAGCATTCTGTCGCCTATTCGATCAGGTTCTGGATAATAAAGTTTAGTTGGACTTATTTTAGACCTTATAATATCACAGTAGATGCAGCCGTCAACAAGGATGTTATCATAAATATCTGACTGTTTTTCCGTCTTTGTCACTCTTAATCACCAGGTAATTCTTAAGCTCAATACTCGCATTCCATCTGCACTTATCACATTTCTTGCCATAATTTAGGCAGATATCTTTGAATGGACAGATGATTTCATCATTCATTTTATCCTCGCATCCTTACAAGCTGGGTTGGTAACAACAGCACAACCAAAGAATTCGATATCATCTACAACTATGCATTTCTTTAAATAGTCATAGTGATCGGTGGTGAGGATCTCACAGGACAGAGCATTAACAAGGCCATTATCGATAAGAGCTATAGTATCCCTTGCAACTGAAGTATATGGGAAGATGTAAAGATCTCCCTTGACTGCTCCATCTTCATATCTCGGATTTACAACATAGCCTATTCTGTGAATTACTGAGCTTGAATGGTCAATATTCAAAAAGTTAGTAGACCAGTTCGTTGCATATTTTCGGAGAACATCTTCCGAATAATAAACATAGTCTTGTGTGACGGTATCGGCGTATCTGCCGGGTGTCAGAATAATAGCACCCTTGTAAATCTTTGCATTCGTTGCCTTGGAAACGGTCTTAGACTCATACTTAAACGGAATGTCAACAAATCTTTTATTCATCTTCATCATCTTCTACAGATTTCGCCAACATTCCATACTCTTCCTTCATTCGTTTGATCTCTTCGTCGGAGAGTGGAGGAAGGCCAAACATTGCTCTAATCTCATTGATCGTGAATGGCTTCGGCTCATTCTTATAACCACGCAGCAGATTACCTAGCCACTTAGCCTTCATCGCTTCGTCTTCGTCAGTTACGCTCCTGAAAACAACTCTAAGGTCTTTGAAATCATCCTGCGTAAAACCATGACCCTGCAGGAATGGCTTAAATATTTCACGTACAAGGAAGGAGGCTAATTTGAGCTGGAATGATTTTATCATACGCTCATACATTACAGCCTTAATGTAAGCAGTAGCCTCAGTCGATCCTCTACCAAGTCCTAGAGCCTCTTCAGGGCAGAGAAGACCGGTAATTAATTGGGTTTGGAAATATGAGAAGTATTCCTCAACGCCAGAAATACCCTTCTCATCAATAGAATCAACTTTAACCGTCCAAGGAACAATGATTTCATTCTTCTCCGTAATGTTCTTGAGCTCCCTCTTTATCTCATCAAACACAGCATCCGGGATAGGTTCAGCTATTTTATCGGATCCTATTGAAACGACATATTTCGGTGTACCGTGCCTAATGATTGCATTGGCTATAGCTTTATCTGTCCTTACCTTTCGCTTTAGAGTGTCAATAGAAGGCGTAATAATAGATATGCCATAAGGTGAATCAGGATCTGGGAAGAAGCGAAAATGAGCAATATATTTCGGATCAATCAAGTCGCCTTTTTGTCCGTTAATGACTTGTCTATAGCCAGTGATTCTGCCATATTTGTCATACTCAATCTCCATTGTGATTGGATTTACAACTTTGATGTCGAGAAGCTTATCTTCTTTCTTATTGAAGATCCTCTCAATGAATGCATCGCCAAATACAAGGCAGTAGATGACAGAATCCAAAAGCTTGGTATCGAGATCTGTCTGTAAGCGGAATTCTTCCAATAGCTCCTTGATCTCCTTATTGCTCGTCATTATGTCATAGCCACTCATTACAGTGTTCCATGCGGTATAATTGATTGATGCAAATATTGTACTTTCTCCAGTGTAGTAAGTCCAAAGGCTCTTCAAAAACTGTTCTGACCTTTGATTAGAGGATAAAGAAAAACCAACATCAGCATCACTGGTTTTGATTACGGTTCTCGGTCTCCCACTATCATCTAAAAAATAGGAAGAGGAAGAGAAGAACCGCCTAATCCTATCCATTAACGCCATTTTAACCAGTTTCTTTCATTACTATATCAATAGTCGATACAAACCTATCATTGATTTTGTCTGTTCCTAGCTCTACTGTAACTTCTGGCTTTTTCATGTACCTCTTGACGATTTCCTCAACGTCTACTGCACGTTTTATGTTCCTACCTCTCGCAGATATCTTTAGCTCCTTCTCCTTCTGGAGAGCAGTCAGACATGCAGTTATATATTTGCTTATGTCCTTATTGCCTACAAATATCTGCTCCATATTTCTTCACCTCCTATATTTTCTGGACCTTGATCTCCTTATTCATGGAGATTATGCGGAACATCTCGTTCCAATCATACGTCTGCTCACGTGAGACAGCAATAGCAAAGGAGAGAGCATCGACACAGTCGTCATATTGTGCCTTTGGGAACATTATTAACTCGTCAACGAGTTCTTCCGATCCTTTGTATGGAAGGAAGACCCGGCCAGTCTCGAATAATACAGACATTTGTTCTACACGAGATACTTTATCAATAGTTGATTTGATTGGCTTGATCGGAAGAGTCGTGGAGCGTATTAGTTCATCTGTGAAAAGCTTCTGCATGGCGTTGGCTTCAATACCAATCCTAATAGGCTCCCATTTGGCTGCCATTGCCTTTATGAGATCAAACTGTCGAAATAGTGTTGCCTTAGTTCGAAGGATATCAAGAACGTAGATGTCACCATTCTGATCTATGCCAATTGCTATAACTACGAAATAATCGCCTTTCTCACCACCTGCAGACATATCAACGCCAAGATAGCGTTTAAGTCCTTGAGGAGCTTCATCGTAGTATTTGATCCAGTCATATTTGATAATTGCATCCTCTGTTGTTATGAACTCATTCTGAAACTGCATAGCAAAGACTGCTCTACCGATCTGTTCTCTTATTTCACAAAGCTTTTCGTATGGGAATCGTTCAGGCCAGAGAACTTTTTTCTTTTCCTCGTCAATGATGGCCTTATAAACCTTAGAAACGTATGAAGGTTTTGACATCAAGAA